GTATGAGTGGTACACGTCTGGACCAAGACAGCGTTTGCAACCAGGAGGTAAGATTGTTATTGTCATGACTCGTTGGTCGACAAAAGATTTGACAGGGCAATTAATGAAGACCCAAGGTGATGTGAAAGCAGATCAGTGGGACGTGATTGAGTTTCCTGCTATCTTGGAGAATAAACCAATATGGCCACAGTATTGGAAGTTAGAAGAATTAGAGTCGGTTCAAGCCTCCTTGTCCGTGGCTAAATGGAATGCCCAGTGGCAACAGAACCCTACTTCAGAAGAAGGTTCCATTATCAAAAGAGAGTGGTGGAAGATTTGGGAAAAGAGGGAGCTCCCTAAAATCAACCATATCATACAAAGTTATGACACAGCCTTCAGTAAAAAAGAAACCGCCGATTATTCAGCGATTACAACGTGGGGTGTATTTTTATATAATGACATAACACCCAATGTAATTTTGTTGGATATGAAAAAAGGGAGGTGGGACTTCCCAGATTTAAAACGTATTGCCATGGAAGAATATAATTACTGGGAGCCAGAGACAATTATCATCGAGCAGAAGGCAAGTGGTACACCGCTCACGCATGAGCTGCGCCGTGTCGGAATTCCTGTCGTCAACTTTACACCGAGCAAAGGTAATGATAAACATGTGCGGGTAAACTCTGTTTCACCACTATTTGAAGCAGGACAAGTATGGGCACCAAAAGAGAAATGGGCAGAAGAATTGATTGAAGAATGCGCCGCTTTCCCTTATGGTGATCATGACGATTTGGTTGATAGCATGACACAAGCGTTAATGCGTTATCGTCAAGTCGGATTAGCCGTGCATCCAGAAGATTATGAGGATCCACCGATGTTACAGCAACTACCTTCGCAGAGGGAATATTACTAATGAGTTTCAAAAAAGGATTCACGGTCCAAGAACCTAAAAAGAAGAAGACCAAAAAAGATAAGAAGGAAGCGTCTTTCAAGAATCCTAAAGCAAGTTATTATAAATTCGTGCAACCTAGGGGATTTTCTGCTATGTTGCAAAAAAAACAAAAGAAAACTTTAATTACATGAGGACATAATGGCAGTCGAAAAACCAATTATTGCAGGTGAAGCTATAATAGAAAATGAATCACCAACAAGTGTTTCATTAGTCGAGGATATTGGCGCAGAAATCACGCCTACAGAAGACGGTGGTGCAATCGTTGGAAACATTGAAGAAGAAATTGCTGTTGACTTTTCATCAAACTTAGCAGAATCTATAGATGATGACGAGCTCAACAATCTATCAAGTGAGTTAAGACAACAATATGAAGATGATAAAGAGTCACGTTCGGATTGGATCGACTCGTACACAAAAGGTTTAGACCTCTTAGGGTTTAAATACAATGAACGCTCACAGCCATTTCAAGGTGCAAGTGGAGTTACACACCCACTACTGGCTGAGAGTGTTACACAATTTCAAGCACAAGCCTATAAAGAATTATTACCAGCAGGTGGTCCTGTAAAATGTAATATCGTTGGTGATGTCAATGCAGAAGTAGAAGCACAATCACAACGAGTTAAAGATTATATGAATTATATGATCACGGATCAAATGGAAGACTACGATCCTGACATGGATCAAATGTTATTTTATTTACCACTAGCAGGTTCAAGTTTTAAAAAAGTATATTACGATGCTGATTTGGCAAGACCAGTAGCAAAGTTTGTTCCCGCAGAAGATTTAGTTGTTCCGTATTTATCTACCGATTTAGATACAACAGAGAGAGTTACACATATTGTAAAAATGTCAAAGAACGATATTCGTAAAGCTCAATACGCAGGTCTTTACAGAGATATAGAATTGGAAGATCCTTATGAAGAAGAAACTTCTGTTCAAGAAAAATATAATAGTATTCAAGGAGAGAGAAAACCAAATAACACAGACACCTATACTTTATTAGAAATACATTGTGATTTAGACATAGAAGGTTTCGAAGATAGAGACGAGGAATCAGGAGAACCTACAGGTATAAAGATTCCATATGTTGTTACGATTGAAGAAGGGTCAGGAAAAGTTTTGGCTATCTATCGTAACTACAAAGAAGGAGATCCTAGTAAAACTAAAATTGAATATTTTGTTCATTATAAGTTTTTACCAGGTCTTGGCTTTTACGGTTTTGGTCTTATCCATATGCTTGGCGGACTCAGTAGGACGGCCACGTCCGTTTTGCGTCAACTCATTGACGCTGGTACATTATCGAATTTACCCGCAGGTTTTAAAGCAAGAGGTCTTCGAATTAGAGACGACGATAGTCCAATTCAACCCGGAGAATTTAGAGATGTTGATGCACCAAGCGGTGATTTACGAAATGGATTATTACCTCTTCCTTATAAAGGACCCGATCAAACATTATTCGCCTTACTAAGTTTTTGTGTTGATGCTGGTAGAAAATTTGCAGCAGTAGCTGATGGAAAAATAGGGGAAGGCTCACAAGCTAATCCCGTTGGTACAACAATGGCGCTACTAGAACAAGGTTCTAAGGTCATGAGTGCAATTCATAAACGATTACACTACGCACAGAAAAAAGAATTTAGAATTTTAGGTAGAATAATGGCTGAATTCTTACCACCAGAATATCCATACATGGTAGCTGGAGGTAATAGACAAATTAAACAAACTGATTTTGATGACAGAGTAGATATTATACCTGTTTCAGACCCAACAATCTTTTCTATGTCGCAACGTATTACGTTGGCACAGACACAGTTACAATTAGCACAGTCAAATCCACAGATTCATAACCAATATGAAGCATATAGACGTATGTATCAAGCAATGGGTGTACAACAAATTGATCAAATACTACCTCCACCCCCACAACCACAGCCAATGGACCCAGCAATGGAGAATTCACAGGTTTTAATGCAAAAACCACTGCAAGCTTTTCCAGAACAAGACCATATAGCCCACATTGATGCACATCGTGCTTTTATTTCGTCATATTTGGTAAAAAATACACCAAATATTATGGCATTACTGCAATCTCACATCTCTCAACACATAAGTTTTGTAGCAAGACAAGAGATTGAAGCTAAAAACGGACCAATATTCCAACAACAAGCTGCACAATTTGGTGGTCAACTACCACCAGAACTAATGCAACAGTTCCAAATGCAGAATGAAAAAGAAATTGCTGTAAGAATTGCAGAATTAACCAATGAAATGGTAGCAGAAGAACAAGAATACTTAGAAGGTATGACGAAAGATCCACTTGTTACACTAAAAGAACAAGAATTAGGTTTACGTGCAGAAGAATTAGAACTTCGTGCACAAAAAGATGGAGAAAAACAATCTCTTGAAGAACAAAGACTAGCTATTCAAACAAAACAAAACCAAGAAAAGATAGATGACGCAGATAAACACGCAACTATTAGAGAGGGAATATCACTTGCAAAGCTAGCGGAATAGTCTTAACTATTACTTATGGATACTCCAACACAAATACTAGAAGATTATTTTAGTGGACTAATGACAATTGTTGATCAGTCTACTAAATCACAAAACGATCAAATTTTAATGGCAGGTGCAATGATGGCTGTTGCTAAAATGTTGTATCACAATAATCTTACGGAAGATGAATACAATAATATCGTGAATCACAACGTAAGAGACTTGATAAATCTTATAAAACCGACTATACATTAATTATGTCTGACAAATTATTAGATACTTCTGATCGTGAAGCTGTAAAAAAAGCAATGAAAAATACAACTCTTAAAGATATAGATGAGAGCGCAACAAGAACAGCAAAAATAGAATTTGAACAAGAAAACCCAATTAAAGTTACAATAAAAAAGAAACCCAAAAAAAGATCTGACAAAGATGAAGCTATTATGAAAGCTGAAAAGCAAAGAAGAGCAAGAGCTAAAAATAAAGCTAACCCTATGGGTAAAAAAAATGGTGGTGTTATTAAAATGAAAGAAGGTGGCTTTCCAGATTTAACTGGCGATGGTAAAGTTACACAAGCAGATATTTTAAAAGGTAAAGGAGTTTTTAAAAGGGGTGGTTCAGTGAATAAGAAAAAAATTATCCGTGCTGCAAAACGTGGCTTCGGTGCAGCAAAGAGAGGTTTCTAATGAAATTTAAAAATGCAAAAATGACTATTGTTCCTCAAAAGAATCCGTTTCCAAACACTAAAGTAGCTTCAACAGCAGAGCAAGTTTTCTCTCCTTTTGTGGTAAAAAAGAACAAAGGAGCTGGACCAAAAGGACAAACAAGTAATATGCAAATTAAAAAAGTAGCATTCAAAGGCGTAAAATAGTATAATCCCCATCTTAAACAAAGGAGGTTTTATGAACCTATTAAAAGATCTATGGTCACACATTAAAGAGTGGAGTGACTGGAAAATGAAAGATTGGATTAAGGCCGCTATCGTAGCTATCGTAGTTATCTGGATTATTAGCTGGATGACAGGCGGAGCCGCATAGTGCTACAAGCTCTCGGAGGACTATTAGGTGGTAAAGGCGGAGCCTTAAAAACTATCGCTAAAGTTGTCGACGAGATTCATACATCAGAGGAAGAAAAATTAGATAAAAAAATATTGATGCAACGCATTCAACAAAAGCTTGCAGAAAAGCAATTAGATGTTAATGCAAAGGAAGCCAGCCATCGCAGCATATTTGTTGCTGGCTGGCGACCAGCTATAGGATGGGTTGGAGCCTTTGCTT